TAGTTAAGACTTTCGATATTCAATCAGTCCCAACATTTATTTTATTTGATAACGGGGTACAAAAGAAAAGGGTTATTGGTTCACAAACAAGAGAGCAACTAGAGGAACTTATCAATTATGAAGAAATTATTCAAGAGGATATTCAATCCTGACGGGAAAAATATGATACCAGACGATCAAAATGCAGTAGAGTATTTAATCTTAAATAAAGGGCTAGAGGTATCTGGTGTAGATTCTAAAACTGGGGAATTGCTTTATTCATTTACCCCCAAAATTAAAGAATTGATGCCAGAACTATACAGGGCACATATGAACCACGTAAATGAAGAACTAATGGCTATGTGGGAAAAAGGCTTTGTAAATATAGATCTTATGTCAGATGAGCCAAGGGTTACCCTTACAGAAAAAGCATTTGATCAGGCTGAATTATCTAAGTTGTCAGAAAATAACCTATGGGCTTTGAATGAAATGAAGCGTCTTATGAAAAGGCGAAACTTCTGATATAATCTATGTATGCCATATCGTGTAGGTGCTAAGGGTTCATACGGTTGTTCTGGCTACCCTGCTTTAAAGGTGGGTACCAACGAGGTAATGGGCTGTCATCAGACTCGTACACAGGCAGCAGCACAGATCTACGCTATAAACCAATCTGAAGGCAATATAGACAAGAATATGCACACTCTTAAAGAGGGTGACTTTGTTATGGGTGCTACAACAGAAGGTCTTGTTCATGGAATGATTGAACATATAATGACTGAGGGTGGAACTCTTGGAACTCCTGGATCTGAATATGCTCTTGTTTCTATGCCACCAGAGAATCCTGCTATGTCTGTAAGAATTTATAAAGAAGAAGATGGCGAGTGGGAACCAACTGCATATAGTATTGGAATGATGTATGCAGATGCACAAAAAATAGATATTGAGGAGCACGAAATGGACGCAGAAGAAACAATGAAATCTTATCATAAAGAAGATGATGTAGTAAAAGAATATGAAGGGTGTGGATGCCCCACTTGTAAAGAATTAAATGTAAATTGTGAAAACTGTCCAGTTTGTCAAGCAGATATGAGCAAGTCTTATCATTCAGATGATGAAGAAATGGATAAATGGGACAATGTGCAAAAAGCATGTTGGGTAGGTTATGAACAACGTGGAATGAAAGAAAAAGACGGAAGAATGGTTCCTAACTGTGTTCCTGTAAAAAAAGCACAAATGGCTAATGCACCTTATCAAGATGCTGAATTAGATAGAGAGGATAGCGCAGAAATAGAAATGGCTGCTAAACCTAATTACGAAGATATGATTAAGCCACGTCGTAGTGGATCAACACCAGCAAACCCTAGATTATATGCTGCAGTAGTTCAAGCAGCAAAAGATAAATTTGATGTTTACCCTTCAGCAGTCGCCAATGGTTGGGTAGTACAAGAGTACAAGCGTCGTGGTGGCACATACAAAGGAGTAGATATGGATAAGAGAGAATTCTCTGGTGGACAACGTGAAAGAATGGCAGAGGCTGGAACAGCAATGCCAGACGGCTCTTTCCCAATTGGAAATCGTGCAGATCTTATGAATGCAATTCGTTCTGTTGGTCGTGCAAAAGATTACGGTGCAGCAAGAGCACATATTGTTCGTCGTGCTCGTGCATTAAATGCAATGGACATGCTTCCTGAAGACTGGCGTAATAAGGCTACAAAGGGTATGGGGCAGTGGTCTGGATCAATTTTTGATCTAAATCCATTTGTAAAATAATGTCATCTGGGTCCTACAAACAACATCATGGTTTTAATCCAGTACAAATAAAAAATGGAATGATTGTTCGTTTACGCAAAGATGGTAGTATAAAAGCAATTCTTGGTAAATATGGTGAAAAAAAAGTTGACAAAATTAAGTAAGTAAGGTATTATATATTAGTGGGGGTTAAAATGGGTAAAAGCATAATTGAGTTTGTTCCAACTGAAAGTATTTATTTAGAAAAAGATATTAAGCCTGCAAGTATGCTTATTCCCCAGTGGTATAAAGATGCTTCACAAATAGAGGCAGGGGCAACTACATATTTAGATAAAAATATACCAGGAAATGTTCATGGAACATTTAAAATTTGTTCTCCATTTTTAGATGCCATCACTTCTGGATATACTATGGTTTTATCTGGTGATATTGAAATTGATAGAGAAGAAATAACAAGAAACCCTTCTTTTGCATGGAGAACTAGTGGTAATTTAGTAAGCATACATACTGATGGATCATGGCGTGGTATGCAGTTTGATAGTAGTTATTTTCAAGCAGCGTTTAAATGGAATAATTTTTTTGGTATTAAAACTCCTCCAGGATATTCTACTTTATTTATACATCCATTAAACAGATTAGACCTGCCATTCCATACATTATCTGGTGTTGTTGATACGGATTCATATAGCCATGTTCCGATAAATTTTCCTTTTGTACTAAAAGATAGTTTTTCTGGTATTTTAGAGGCTGGAACACCATTAGTACAATTAATACCTTTTAAAAGAGAAAATTGGCAACACACGTACTCTGAATATAATGAAAAAGAAATGCAGGCTGCCCATCATAAACTTTATACTAAAATAAAAAGATCATATAAAAAACAATTCTGGCACAAAAAGGTTTACCAATAGTGTCTTATAAAACAAATAATATAGTAATTGTGGGCGGTGGATCTGCAGGGTGGATGACTGCTGCAACATTGATTAAAGCGTTTCCAAATAAAAAAATTACAGTTATAGAAAGTAAAAATATACCAACTGTTGGAGTTGGAGAAAGTACAGTTTTTGAATTTGCAGACTGGTTACATTTTTTAGATATAGACAAAAAAGATTTTATTAGTTTTACCAATGCTTCTTTTAAATTTGGAATTGGTTTTACTAATTTTTTAGAAGAAAAATCTGATACATTTTACTATCCATTTGGTTCACCAAATTTAAACGATACTGTTTTAGGATTAGATGATTGGGTTTATTTAAAATCTATTGATCAATCTATTAGTAATAAAGATTATGTTGATTATTATTATCCACAGTCTAAGTGTTTAGATACTAATAAAGTAGTTTTAGAATATAACGAAAACTTATATCCATTTAGACCAGATCGTGATGTTGTTTATCAAATTGATGCATCAAGATTTGGACTTTGGTTAGCAGAAAAATATGCAATTCCAAAAGGTGTTACAAGAATATATGACACCATTACAAAAATTAATGGCGATGAACATGGAATAAAGTCCGTAATAACTGAAACAGGTTTAGAAATTTTTGCAGATTTATTTATAGACTGTTCTGGATTTAAAAGTATACTTTTAGGATCTTTTATGAAAGAAAAATTTATAGATACAAAAGATATTTTACCAAACAATAAGGCTTGGTTTGGACCAGTACAATATACAGATAAGGAAAAAGAACTACAAACTTTTACAAATTGTACTGGATTAAAAAATGGTTGGGTATGGAATACACCATTATGGTCAAGAATAGGAACTGGCTATGTATACAGTGATGAGTTTATTGATGATGATGGTGCATTACAAGAATTTAAAAATCATCTAGATTCTAAAGATATGATTATTTATGATCCAGATCGTTCTAAAAAAATGGAATTTAGAAAAATAGAAATTAAAAATGGCTACTATGAAAGACCATGGGTAAAAAATGTAGTTGGGATTGGTTTGGCGCATGGATTTTTAGAGCCACTAGAAAGTACTGGATTGTTTCTTATACACTCAACATTATTAAAACTTGTTAATGCGCTTGAACGTGAAAATGTTACAAGTTGGGATATAAATGGATTTAATAAGGTAGTAATAGAAATGTTCAAAGAAAGTTTTGACTTTGTTGCTTTACACTATGCTTTATCAAAAAGGGATGATAGCGATTATTGGAGATCAATAACATCTAAAGAATATCCAGAAAGATTTTATAATTTAGTTCCTAGATATTTTGGATATAACATATCGTGTATTCCAATTGGAATGGATTATAGACCATTTAATTTTGCATTTACAAAAATAGATTCATTTAAAAATAATAAAAATTTAAAAAAAGCAATTGTTATGTCACAACTAATAAGACAAAATAAAAAACAGGAGTGGGATAATATTATAAATAACTCTGTTTCTCATTATCAATATTTAAAGGAAAATTACTATAATGAAATTTAAAACACAATGGATTAAAGCACTTAAGACTATGCGCTACAAAAAATATTGGAATAAGCCAAATACTGTAGAGTTTTTTGCTTTTATGACAAAGATAAGTATAATTTTTCCAGGTCTTTTATTTGGAAAACAATGGTGGTGGCTTTATATTTTTGCTTTAGTATCTAGTTTTGCATTGATATGGTCATCAACCGTTAAAACACTTCCCACCATAATTTGGTTTAATATTTTATGGTGTATTCTTGCTACTGCAGCAATAGTAAAACATTTTATATAATTACTTATAATTTTTTTTAGACCAAAAAAGTTTTTTATATCCTCTTTCGTAAAACTTTTTTATTTGCTCAATTCCATAGTTTTCTTTTTCTTTTATAGAATAGTCTGACTCCCAAGACTCTCTACTAAATGGAAGAATTTGTGCTATTGGTGTACCAGCCTCAATAAAACCATGAAAATTTTCTCTTATAAAAAAGGGTATAACCAAAGAGTTTGGATGCTTATCTGAATCAATTATTGCAGATAATGTAGTAAATGGTAGATCATACCTATGAAATGGATGAGTTACTAATATACTAGAATTGTTGCTTGTTTTAATATGCCAATCAATATGCCATCTAAAAACTGTTGGGTTGTGACCATATGGAGTAGGATATTTTCCAAGAACAGACGATGGCTGCATATCAGCAACACTGTCTTCAGTACGCCATTGAATTTTTGGCTCAATAGAATTACTGCTATTGTTGCTAATGAAAATTGTTGATGGTAGTTTTAAAATATATCCAGAAGTCATTGAATCTGTTAATGGAACACAGGCTTTAAATGTTATGTCAAATACTGGAGTGTTTGGTAAAGACTCTGATATTTTTTCTGCTTGAGAATAATTGTTGGTTCCATTTGAATATCTTTTAGTTTCTTTAAACCACTCTGGAACAACAGTATATGCTGGAGAAGGTTTATCATCTAATAAAAATCTTTTTTCATTATTAGCAATAAAATGTATTTTATTTTTATCAAACATTACTTATACTCCTTTTTTGACCAAACATTTTTAATATAATGACTAACAATTGTTCCATTAAAATTTTTATCTAAATTCTTTTTGTGTTCTTCTTCTTCAATAAAACTAAACTCAGACTCCCAAGATTCTCTTTTAAATGGTGTAATCTGTACTAAAGGTGTTCCTTTTTCTATAACTCCCTCAAATCCTTCTTTAATCCACATTGGGGGAACTAACTCTAAAAGTGATTTATCTGTATCAATAATTGCTGGAATTGCCATTACTGGAAGATCTCTATATCCAAATGGTGAAGTTATTAGGCATGAATATCCTTTTGGTGTTATTGGTATCCATGTATTTAAATATTTAAAAACAGTATTAACATAGCCAACTGGTGGTGGAACATCTGATGCCGATCTTCCGTGTAACTCAAAAACACTAGCCTCTGTTTTCCAATTTATATAATATCCGTCATCTCTTATACTTACCAATACATCAGCCCATAATGGAATGATGTAGCCAGAACCTATGGCATCAAGCATAGGCGTACATTTTTTAAAACTCCAATTTGGATTTTTAGTATGCATTATTAGTTTATTTTCTTTTTCATAAATTTTGTTATCATATATTCCAGCATTTTTCCACCAGTCTGGGACAGACTTAATTGCTGGATATGGCTTAAGTTGGGTATCAAAACCATATTTGCTGTTGGCAATAAATTGTATTTTTTTTGACATTAACTCCCCCTTACTTCTATTATAGCAAACTATGTGCCTTTACGCAAGAGTTTAACAGTGGTATAATATTGGGTATGATAAACAGTCAAACAAAAATTATACAACCACTAGACTTGCATAAGGCTGAAACATATACTCCTACGTCTGGAATGAAGGCTGCTGCTCGTCGTGCTCTTCGCTGGAAAGAAGAGGGTAAGGCAACAGGCGCAGGAACTCCAGTAGGCTGGGGTCGTGCTACGGACATTGTGGCTGGTAGATCAATGTCACTTTCAACAGTAAAACGTATGTATTCTTTCTTTTCTCGCCATGAAGTTGACAAAAAAGGTAAAGACTTCTATAATACTAGTAACCCATCTAATGGAAGAATTATGTGGGACGCTTGGGGCGGAGATGCAGGATTTTCTTGGTCCCGTGCAATTGTTGAAAGAGAAAAGAAAAAGTCTCAGAAAGTCTGGGAAGGTAGCGCTTTTAATCCAAAAAGGGGGTAAGTCATGGAAGATCTTGGGGTAGAAGAATTAAAGCAACTAGTAAACTTTTATCGTCAGAAGTCATCTGATGTAGAGTTTCAATTGCTACAGGTGCAATTAAAGTTAAACAAACTTATGGCACAAAAATCTGAACCAATACCTGCTATTAAAACAACAAAAACAAAATCTGAATAGTAGGAAATAAAATGGAATACATTATAGCCTTGGGCTTGACTTTTGTGCTGTCTATCGCTATAATTAGATTTAGTGTAAAAAAGAATATAAAAAGTTTTGGAAAGATCAGGTATAGCCAAACATCTATACATGAAAGAACAAAACATTTTATACCCAAAAATATACATCAAAAATCAGAACGAATTTCACAGGCTATGAAGCATGTTGAAGAACATATGGTTAAGATTATTGTTATAGACAATAAAGCATATTGGGTAAAAGAAAATATTTTTTATACCGCCGAAACAGAGAATGGAAATATTATTCCAGAAACTGCAAGACCAGTAGATACAACAGATATGTCCAAAAAAGATATTGACAAAATGCTGTTTATTCTGGACAATTTAGGTAAGGGAAAGAGGAGAGATGATAGTAGTAGTTCAGGGAACGAATGACTTCAATGACTACAGCGTATTCGTCCGTGCCATGGGTGTTGCTTTGTCAAGCATGAAAGAAGACGATAAAGAGTTTTATGTCTATTCAGCAGGACCAGCAAGAATAAACTCAATGGTATCAGAGTTCTGCAATCTTTCTGAGCGTGGCATGAAGGCTAGAGGAATGAAAATTAAACATTACAAAGTTCCAATTCAGTGGGTATATGAAAATATGCAATATATAAACTACTTTGCATTCTTAAGTAAGCCAAAACAGCCTGTGTCTAAATTAGTAGCAGAGGCTGAATTACAAAATATTGAAGTAGGAATTTTTAGATATTAGGAGAAAAAATGATTGTAACCAATTTAGAAAAAATGGAAAAGATTGTTAGTCGTAATAATAATCTTTCTTGGCTTGGCTGGGATATTGTAGATAGAAAAAAATCAGAGTCTGGTCGTACTGCCGTCAACGGTGTTAGGGTTAATGGAGTCTGGTATGTACAGCGCATTTATCAGGTAACACGTAATGGATGGGATATTCCGAATAAGTATAAGCAATAGCCATGAAACAACATTTATGGAAAGATAGTGCTCTTTGTTTAGGATCAGATACAAACGTATTTTTTGATATTTATGAAGATAAACCTGAAACAAGAGAGTTTGTAGATTCACTATGTAGAACATGCCCTGTTGCAAAAACATGTTTTGCTGTAGGTGTGTCTGGTAAAGAATGGGGAGTTTGGGGCGGTATTTATCTAGAGTCTGGAGAAGTCTCTAAAGAATTTAATAATCATAAAACTAAAAAAGACTGGTCCTATACTTGGCAAGCATTAACAATGGAGCAATAATGAGCAGCAACTATCCTAACTGGTTTTTAATGACTAGTTTATATCACTTTCATAACTATTTACAAGAGTATAAAAACAAACAGGGACTAAAGTTTCTACAAGTAGGATCTTATACTGGAGATGCTTCAAAATGGTTGCTTGATAATATTTTAACTGACACTACTTCTACTTTAACCGATATTGATACTTGGGCTGGAAGTGATGAAGCAGTTCATAAACAGTTTGACTGGAATGATGTTGAACTAACATATGACAATAAGATGGCTAAGTTTTCTAATATAATTAAACAAAAACAATCAAGTAAAGACTTCTTAGAAAACGACAATAACGAGTATGACTTTATATATATAGATGGAGATCATACTGCAGCAGGTGTGTATTCAGATGCCGTGCTTTCTTGGAAACTTTTAAAGTCTGGTGGAATTATTGCATTTGATGATTACACTTGGCAGCACGAATCTGGAGATCCAGAAAAGGCTCCAGGTATTGCAATAGATAGATTTTTAAAAGAGCAAGAGGGTCTATTTGTTTTATTAGAACAATCTAATCAGGTATGGGTTAGGAAGATGTAATGTATACAGATAAAATGCGTATGGCATTTCATTCTATACCTGCTCCCAAAAACTTTGGGGTAAGTCTTATTGACAACAATACCTTTCTTACGATAAAATTAGATGAAAGGTCGTTCACAAAAATGACCCATGATGAAAAGTTAGATGCAGTTAAGTATGTATCTATGGTTAAGAAGGCTTTAGAGATGGAGGGTGCTATTGTGTTAGTAACTAGGGAGCCATTACGATGATTCGTAATATAGTTAAATCTTTTATTTGTGTAGTAAAAGATCATTCTTTTATTGAGGTTGGTAAATGTCCGTTTACAGGTAATAATTATAAAATGTGCACAAGATGCCAAGAAATGGCTATTGCATAATGCAAACATTTTTACCACATTCCACATTTAAACAATGTGCTCAGGCTTTAGATAATAAAAGATTAAACAAGCAAATACTTGAGGGTTACCAAATTCTTAACGTCAACTCTGGTATGTCTAAGACTGGAGGGTGGCGAAATCACCCAGCAGTTCTTATGTGGAAAGGTCATGAAGGTAGTCTATTAAACTATATTTATGAGATGATTAAAGAGGCTAAACTCCGTGGCATCAATACTGAAGGCAATGAAAAAAATATTGCTGCACTAGCCAACAAGGTAGGAGATATGTGGAACTATAGCGCACCAATATGGATGTTTGATAATACTAAGTTGATGCGTGTAATGACTACACATAAGTTTAACTTGTTTAGAAAAGATCCTTTGTATTATGTTAAATATCAAAGTTCTATAAATAGTCCATATAATATTCCGTGTTGCCCAAATCGTAAAACTCCATGTCAGTACTATTGGGTGACACACGAGCAATGAGTATTTTTATATCAATTGCAAGTTATAGAGATCCTGAGTTAGTAAGAACTATTAAGTCTGCTATTGATAATGCTGCATATCCAGAAGAACTATACTTCTCTGTTGTTCTTCAGGAGTTTGAAAAGTTTGAGCCAGATCTTTCTTGGGTACCACGAATGAGTCTTTTAAAGATGCACCCAAGAGATGCAAGAGGTGCAGGATTTGCTAGAGCACAAGCAATGAAAGCATTTGATAGCCAAGATTATTATTTACAAATTGACTCACATACTATGTTTGAAAAACATTGGGATATAAAGGCTATTGATCAACTAAAGAAGGCTCAAGATATTGCTAAAAATAATAAAATTATATTGTCTTATTTTCCACCACCATTTTATGTAGAACAAAATAAAACTATTAGTATTGTAAAAAATTCTAAAACTCAACCGCCTTATCCAACAAAACAAAAACCAAAACTTACAAAACGTAATGAGTGGACTGCGGAAAGAATAGAATTTTCTGATAGAAAAATGTCTATGCCAGAGCAGTCAACAACGGTACTTGCTGGATTTTTATTTACTATTGGCAGCATAGTAGAAGAAGTTCCATATGATCCAGAAATTAGTTTTTTTGGCGAAGAATTATGCTTTGCAGTAAGAGCATGGACTAGAGGATGGGATATATATTCTCCTTCTGTTATTATTGCATACCATTTTTATACACGAGAAGGGTATAGCAAAATATGGAAAGATCGTAATATCCGTAAAGTATCGTGGAAAGAACTAGAAGATATTTCTAAGGCAAAACAAAAAAGAATTCTATGCGGTGTTGAAGAGGGTATATTTGGTGTAGGCTCGTATAGACACCTAAAAGCATACGAAAAAATGACAGGCATAGATTTTAAAAAAATGTATAACCATTCTAGTGATACAATAGTATTTGGACAAAGGAATTAATATGGAAATAGCCTTGGTAGTTCTTAGCATATAAAGAAAATTTTATTAAGTTCCTTTCTGATTCTCGTGACTGGGCTTTTGACTACATTGATAAAGTTCAAAAAGGATTAAAAGAATTTATAGATATTGCAGATAAAGAGTTTGCATATTTTGATTCATTTGGAATATTAACTGAGCAATATCCAAATTATAAAGCAATGAAAACACTATCATCAGAATATAAAAAGTTAAAAGATTTACTTCCAGAGGACTCTAATGATAGACGCTAGGGGTATCCCTACATGCGAGTGTCCAAACTGTGGTGAAGGCTTATTTAGGGCTTTGGTATCTTTTGATCCAGAAACTTACATGGTTGGTATGTATCATTTAGACATTCAATGTCATGCATGTGGTGCTCTTGCTACCGCCCCAACACCACTAGATCATCCAGAGAATCCAAACAAAGATAGGGGTAATAAAGAATGAAAGAAATATTGTTATCAACATTAACAGGTTTTGGATGTGGTGTTATATTTGCTGCATTCAAATTGCCAGTTCCAGCACCACCAGTTTTTGCGGGAGTCGCAGGAATTATTGGTCTATGGGCTGGCTATGCTATACTAATAAAAGTTCTATCCTAGGAGGTCATAATGACAAAGAAAGAACTAAAAGCAATGCTTGCATCTTATGCTCGTTCAGTAGTAGGTGCAGCGTCAGCGTTGTATGTTGCAGGAGTAACAGATCCAAAGGATCTATGGGCAGCACTTATTGGTGCGCTTATTCCAGTAGCAGCACGTGCAGTTAATCCAAACGATCCAGCATTTGGTCGTCTACCAGCAGCAAAGGCTGTTGAAGAGGCTCTTAAGGCTGCAAAGCCAAAGAAGAAGGCTACTAAGTAATTTAGTTAGTCATAATGGGGCGGGTCTAGAAATGGACTCGCCCTATTTTAATATTTCAAGATATCTATCTTTTAAAACATCAACAGAAAAATTATTATATCCAATATCAAAAGCCTTTTTCTTTTCCTGTATCTTATCTAAATTATTTACATAACCATCAATTAATTTGGCAAGCATTTTTGGATCTGCTTCATAAACATCAATCTCTGTTCTTGCCTTAAATTGATTTATTTTCTGCGACGGTACTAACCATTCCTTTGGCAATACCTTATTATTAGGAGATATATCTGTCATAAATACAGGTAGTCCAGACAATAATGCCTCATTCATTGGAAGACATAATCCTGCATACCGTCGTGGTAAAACCATAGCATCAAAGCCAGAATAAAGATCTTGTCTATTTTCTGGGCTAGAAGTATCAATAGATAATCTGCTATCTTTTGTATTAATATCTAGTAAAGACTGAGACTTTATAACAATTTCGTAATCTGCTTTAGAATATTTAAGCATTTCAATTATTGTATTTGTTCCATTGCGATCTAGATGAGCAGCCTTTCCCCCAATATGTAATATTTTTTTGTGGTCTTTATTAAAATTATTAGTCTTAGCCAGAGCGAACAGGGAGGGGCTTGTAGGTGGCGGTAGATGAATGACCTTAGCCTTATGCCCAAAAGCCTCTGTAACAGCCTCAAAACCCCATAAACTAGGGGCTAATAGAACATCTGGAAGGTCTAAACTAAGATTTTGAAGATGATCTAAAAACTCATAGTTGTATTGTAAAAATGTTTTAACCCCAAATCTTTTAGCCATGGGGATAAACTCTTTGCCATAAAATGTTTCACATGTCAAAACAACATCAAGATTTTTTAAAAATGATTGCATGTCTGGCGACTTGGGAAATCCTCTAATATATTGGCAATTATATCCGTCATACCATTCTGGATGTTGTTTATTTTTATTAAATGGTGCAGAATTGATTAGCATAACCTTGTCAGGTTTAAGCATATCTACTAATTCTTTAGTTTGATTTCCAAGACCAGTATTATCTGATCTAGCAATAATTCCTAGTCTCATGAATCCATTTCTTTGTACAACTGCTTTAATCCTCTTAGCGTTCCAATATCCATATACTTACCACCTGGTCTTACCGCTCTTATGTTGGAACTTTCTAACAGCCATTCTTTTAATTGTTTTCCAGGATGTTCTAATGATGGATCTAAATATCTAATCATATTTTTTCTAAACATCATAGTTCCCCACATGTCTGGGTAATCACAATTTTCTACTTTATCTTCAGAAGCAATTACTTTATCTCCAGATATAAGAACCTGCCCAACACGACCCTTCAATTCTTCACTGCATTCCCAAACCCCTAAAACTAAATCAGCATTTGTTTCTTTTGTCATTTCTCTGTAAATGTTTACTGGAGCATTTAGTATGTAGGTATCTGGCATACCAACAAGCACAGTGTCGTTATATTCACCAATCATAAATTTAACTGCATCAGACATTGTGGATGGTTCACGAACGATTAACTTAATATTCATGTCCATATTTTGTATAATAGGAACCCATTCAGATCTAGTTGATACACGAACTTCATCACATACTTCTAGCATTTGTTCTACATGCCACTGAAGTAAAGATCTTTCATCAGAAATTGGTAAACAAAACTTTGGTATGCCGCCAATTCTAGATGCTTTTCCAGATGCTGGTAAAACTCCTATGGTGTGCATTATTTTAGTCCATATCTTTTCTTTAGGGTTGCTATATCGTTTACTTCCCAATAGTCTAAAGATTTTGTTGGATCATTAAATGGATGCTTGTATTCTCCCCAACCTTCTCTTGTTCTAGTTCCACCCCACTTAGCCTTAAAGTAATCATGAAGAGGCTCAATATTGATTCTTAGTCCGTCTATTGTTGCACCGCCGTCTATTTGACATGTTACATCAACTTCTGCAGCAGGGGCGTTTATTCTCATTACATAACTTATAGGTGTATTAGAATGTACAAACTGACTACGCCAAGAAACTGCAACATCCGAATTAGGGTTGATCATAACTTGTTCTTCAAGTATCCTACACCTTTGATCCCAGTCACAATCATCAAAATTATATGGATAAAAGTTTTCATCAAAATATCCAATTGCTTCAACCAACCTTTTGTTTATTCCAGCCAAATGCCATCCATGTTGTGTTCTAAACATTAAACCATTAAAGTCTTTAAGCATATCAACAATATGTGAGAAAGGCTGATTAAATAGCATAGAAGATGAAACAACAAAAGTCCAGTCGTGATTCTTCTTTAATGCTATGTTCCAAGATCTTGACAGACCAATATTTTCTGATTGATACTCTACTTGAAACCCATATTTCTTTTCAAATACTTCACACTCTCTATTGCCACTGTTATCTATAAGTAAAACATTTTTATCTCGTATAGACTCCATGCAGTTATAGATTCTTTCTGTTACTCTATAAATAGGTATACAGATTAAATAATCAATCTCAGTATCTGTTTGCATAAATGTACCCTCCTCTTTCGGGACTACCTAGTATTTCAATACCAAACTGTTTTGCAAGTTTCTCTACCATTTTACCAAAACTTCCATCAAAAGACTTGTCAAATTCAAGAACTAACCTTTTAATCTTTGCCAGAGTTTCTACGGGGGTATTGATAATAAGATCAAACTCTGCACCCTCTACATCAATCTTCATAACATCAACCTCTTTAATGTTGTATTTATTGAAAAAAGTTTCTAAAGTAATTGCAGATACTTCAATATAATTTTCATTATTTAAATTAATAATGCTGCTATTTCCACCCTTTTGTGTAATAGGAACTAATTTATCTTCATACCACATAGCATTTTCTACAACTGTAATTCTTTCGACTGGATTGTTTGCAATATTATCTTTTAATAAAGCAATATTATTTGGCTCTGGCTCTACTGCAAAAACTCTAATTTTGCTGCCCCTGTCTCTGTTAGAATTAAAATTATCTACAAAAAGACTAACGGCTCCAATATTTGCTCCAATATCAACAAAAATTCCAGGAGAACTAAACTGCCAATCATGTATTCTATATACATTTTCTACCCAGGTTTCGTTAATTATTTTAAAGTCTAAGTTATGATCATTACTTGGGTCTTCATGACTATCTCTTATTAAAAAACTGTATTGATTATGAGTTAGATGAAGTGTCATATTTTTAATTCCTTTAATATTTGTTCCCATCTATTTCTATAAGTATATTTAGATTTAACTAACTCATGACCTGCTTTTCTAATTGCTTCACGCTCTTCGTCATGTTCTAAATAATAATCAATTAGTTCTTTTAATTGATTAAAGTTTCCATATTCGTAAAACACCAAGTGTTTTTTATCTTCAAACTCTCTTTCCATTCCTTGAACATAAGGATGAATAATAAATCCACCACGCCCCATTGTTTCGTAAACACGATCAGACCAGTAATCTGGGTATTTAAAGTTGATGCACAATGTATCTCCAACAACAATTTTTGTAGACCAATATAGTTTATTTAGTTTTGTACCACGAATTGACGGTAGTCCACCCATACCATAATGCTGAAACCTTTCTTTATATGTATCTTCCAACCAATCAATTAGTTGTGGTCTATATTTCCACTCTGAGTGGTACTTTTTACTTCCAACAAAAATTACATCATTTTTTAATTCTACTTGTTTAATAATACATTCTTTGTCGTATACTCCAGCGGGTATGTAATGTCCTTTAACATTTGTTTTTTGATTAAACCAGTCCGACATTTTTTTGTCAACTGTAAAGAAATGACCAATATATTTATATACTGGATGGTTATCTAAATCTCTTTGTCTTTGTAAACCAAACCAAAGATCAAGATGATAGGTCATTGTTGGTATTTTATAATCTGCAAGGGTACGCAAAACTTGACCCATTTCATATTTACCAGGAGTTTTCCAACCGTGTGTATGAATCCAAATAAATAAATCTGAATCTATAGCATGTTTTAATATTTCTTCACTTTTTGATTCAGACTCTTGCATTCTAATTACTTTATGACCCATAAATTCCAGGGTATTCGCATGATGAGTCTCACTACTATAGTCAACTCTAAAGTTACCAAGAAAAACAATTTTAGCCAAGATTACCCCTTTTATATAATTATAGCATCAACTATATGAATAACTTAATTTTTCTACTACCTATAGGGTTGATGGTAAGCCTACAGTTGTCTAACCAGTGGTCTTTTCTGTCCTTCTTATGTACCGCCATAAATACAGGATCATATCCGTATTCTGGCAACGAACCGTTATTAATAACATAGTGAGATCCAAATAAAATGTAGTGTTCTTTGTACTTTCCTAGTTTTAGTTCACCTTGCATTACTGCCTCAACATTATTCTTACCAAACTCTTTGCCAAAATCATTACCAAATACGGCAATCTTTTTTAATCTTTCGTCTGATATTCTCCTAGCAACGCTAGATGCTGGGGGTAGACCTAAAGGAAACTTATCCTTAAGAGTCTTAATAAAGTCCTGAGTTTCTGTATGATTAAATACTTCTTCTTGAAATCTATGAGAGGTTCCTGACCATTGCTGAAAAGATCTTGGACTATTGCCATCTTTATGAGATACAAATCCTACCTCATTACCATTAATATCTATAAAACAAAAGTCTGCTTTTGATTTTTCATTTAGTCTTTTGACACTTTTAACATTATAAATATTATTATTAATTTCTATACACACATAATCTAATCCAGTTTTATCTTTAATGCTGTCCATTTGATATGCAACATTGGTTATCTGTTCGTCTTGTTTTGCTGTAGTGTCTTGTGTTCTAGTAGAAAAGTCTGAATCTTTATATATCATAGCCAATGGAATAAATTCATTTGTTTCAGTAGGCAACTGTATTGATCTTCCCACTTTATATTTATCTAAATCTTCTAAAGTAGAAACATTTTCTAATATAGACTTGTTTAGTTTAATTAATATATCCGTATTAAGAACATAGAATCCATTACCCACTGCAATACGCAGCATAAATGTTTCAAAGTTTCTACGCTTTGATAATTCTTTAACTGATAGTTTTGCCACGAGCCTCCTGTAGGATTTGAACCTACGACAACCCGCTTACAAGGCGGGTACTCTACCCCTGAGTTAAGGAGGCGCATCTCCAGAGAGAATTGAACTCTCGTTTACACCGTGAAAGGGTGTTGTCCTAACCACTAGACGATGGAGACTTAGCGATCCCGAACAGACTTGAACTGTCGACCTCCACCGTGACAAGGTGGCGTTCTAACCAACTGAACTACGGGACCAGAGCGAATAGCGAGAATCGAACTCGCACATTAACCTTGGCAAGGTTACGCACTACCACTATGCAATATTCGCAATGTAGAGCAGGTAGGACTTGAACCTACGATAGCCGAATTATGAGTTCGGTGCCTTGACCAACTTGGCTACTGCTCCAAAATTTGCTGGTCTGGTAAGACTCGAACTTACGACCTAGGCATTAACAGTGCCCCGTTCTGCCAACTGAACTACAGACCATTATTTAGTTTTAGGCTTTGGCATTCTTTCTTTGATGATAGATATTGCGTTATCAATACCTTCAGAATATGATTCAACATCATCTTTCATCCAGAGTAGATTGCCATCTTTGTCAAAACTTGATCCACGATAAATCTGATAATCAAGTTTAATCTTTTCCATTAATTGTATCAGTTGCTTACGT